CACCAGCCCCAGGGGCGTTCAGGGCATCAGACAGCGGTGCGTAGCCAACCCACCCGAAGTTCGCAGCTCCACCGGCGACGGTGAAGCCGAGGAGCATCGTGATGGAACCGGTCAGGTAGAGCCAGTAACTGAGGGCATTCAGACGGGGGAACGCCATGTCCGGTGCCCCGATCTGGATGGGGACCATGTAGTTGGCGAGACCACCGAACGCGAACGGTCCGGCGAAGAGGTAGATCATCACCGATCCGTGCATGGTGAAGAGCTCGTTGTACTGCGCGAGCGTCACCACGCTGCCGTTCGGGGTGGTGAGCTGGGCTCGAATGATCATGGCGAACGCTCCACCGATCACCAACATGATGATCGAGGTCACGGTGTAGTTGAGTCCAATGACCTTGTGGTCGGTGGAGGTCAACCAGTTCATGATCCCGCTCGGACCATGGTGCTCATCGTGCCCGTGGTCATCGTGGGCTGCAGTTTGTGGTTCGAGGACATCAACCATGGTGGCTCAGGGCTCCTTGGGTCGGACGGACGGTGGCGGTCATTTGGGATCCAGCGGTGGCGAGAGCCTTCTCGGCGCAGGCGACGAAGGTTGGGCCGTCGCTGGCACTGGTGAGGCATGCGTGGTAGTCGGCTGCAGGAATTGCAACCACCTTGAAGTACATCAGCGAGTGGTAGAGCCCACACAGCTGCGTGCACTGGGACTGGTAGGAGCCCACCGTGTCGACGTGGACGTCGAAGCGGTTGGTCACGCCGGGCTGGGCGTACTCGGAGTAGTTGAACTCCTTGACGTAGAAGCCGTGGATCACGTCGAGCGAGGTCAGCGTCACGGCGTCGGTCTCGCCGACGGGCATGACCATCACGGGATTCTGCGTGGTTTGGCCGACGGTGGAGATGTTCGGGTACCCCGGGTAGGAGAAGCGCCATCCCCACTGGAAGGCCACCACGTTGATCTTCGCTGGTGGGTGCGCAACCCGAGCAACTTCAGGATTCTCAACCACGATGGTGACGTAGAACAAGACGCCGACGATGATCGTCGGGATGACGGTGTAGAGGATTTCAATCCACGTCACGTACTGGGTCTGTCGTGGGATGGCATCGCTCTTGCGGCGATACCGCAGCGCTGCGTACACGATCAGGAACAGGGTGAGTCCACCAACGATGAGGCCGGTGATCATGAAGCCCTGCCAGAGCTTGTAGGTCTTATGGGAAGCGTCGGTGACTCCGCTGGCCGCGCCGAAGCCCGGCACGGTGCAGCTCGACAAGAGCAGCGGGGTGAGTACCAAGGCTGCAAGGCCAAGGTTCCGACGAGTACGACTTGTGCGGCTTCGCACAAGCCCTGATCCAGGGTTGTCCACGGGGTCGTTCACGCCTTCCAACATAGTGGACGCTGCGGACGGTTCGGTAGGGGTGTGAGGGTGACGGTTGGCCCTCACACCACTCGGGGTGCTACTTGGCGCTCTCGTCCTGCTGCGCCTCGTCAGGCTTCGGCTCAGCGCCGTCCTTGATGCCCTTCTCGAACTCGCTCTTGGCGGATCCGAGGGACCGCGCCAGCTGCGGGATTCGCTTGCCGCCGATCAGGACGGCGGCGATGACGACGAGGACGATGACGAGGTCGGGACCTGCAATGTTGGCGACCATGTGACTCCTTCAAATCGAGCTCCGATATCCGGGGCCTCAGGCTCACTGTAGCCCTTGGCCCCGGATCGGGCAGGTCGTTCAGCCGGCGAGGAGCACGCCGCAGGCGAGTGCAGCGATGCTGGCAACGCCGGAAATGGAACCCCATATGGCCAATTGGGCCTTCGACGTTGCTCGGGCGTGCAGGTAGGCACCGAGTCCAGAGAGGAGGACGAAGGTCATCTTCACGCCGAAGACGGCATTCCACGCGGTCGTGCCCTTCCCGACGGCTTGCGCGTTCCATAGGCCCGTTGCGAGGAGGAGGAAGAATGCCGGCCAGGCGAGACGGTTGAACGCTCTGGCGAGTGTCGCTGGTGCGTCACTCGCCAGACCACGAGCGGGGCCAACGAGGCCCAGCATCGTGATCTGTCCACCAACCCAGACCGCAGCAGCGAGGACGTGCAGCGTGAGGCGCGTCGCCGTGAGGCCGTCGGCGAGGTGGTTGAGCGTTGCGGTCATGACTACTTGCCCTGCCAGTTCGGGAGCCGCTTCTCGGCGAAGGCAACGGCACCTTCGAGCGCGTCAGCACTCTGACCGATTTCAGCGAAGGCAGCGTTGTTCGACGCCCAAGCATCGGCTTCGCTCGAATCAGCGGCTGACACCATGATCTCCTTGGAGCGTCGCACGGCGAGGGGAGCATTGGCGGCAATGGTCTCGGCGAGGGCGATCGCACGGCTGAGGACCTCGGCGCTCGGCACGACGTGGTTCACGAGACCGAGCTGGGCGGCACGGGTGGCGTCGATCGGCTCACCGGTGAGCGCCATTTCCAAGCCCACGGCGATCGGGACGCGCTTTGGGAGACGGATGAGGCCACCGGCGCCGGCGATGAGTCCACGCTTGACTTCGGGGATGCCGAACTTGGCGTGATCTGCAGCGATGACCATGTCGCACGACAGCATCATCTCAAAGCCACCTGCGAGGGCCGAGCCGTTCACCGCAGCGATGAGCGGCTTCGAGAAGGAGCGCTGGGTCAAGCCGCCGAATCCCTTGTCGGTGATGGGGAATTCACCAGTTGCGAAGGCCTTCAGGTCCATGCCTGCGGAGAACGCCTTGTCCTCAGCGCCAGTCAGGACGACCACCCAGACGTTGTCGTCGTCCTCAGCTTCGTCGAGGAAGGTCGACAAGGCGATAGCAGCGGCGCGGTTCATTGCGTTGCGCGCTTCTGGACGGTTGATCGTCAAGATGTCGATGTGGCCGCGTCGCTCGCGGAGGACTTCGTCTGCCATGGCTGCTCCTTAGGGTGAGACTCGCGCATCGGGCGAGTCGGGACAGGTGCGACGCTAGCCGGTCGAGCCAGAGCGAGAGTGTCTCGTGCAATGCTGACATCGTGGAGTCCCGCCCCGATCAACCAACTCGATCTGTCGGCGTGGTGCTCGGTGGCTTCGGCGTCGACGGTGGTCTCAACGGCCCCGGGGAGCCCGCCAATTCATGGAAGGTCGGCGAAGCGTTGGCCCGAGTGCCGGCGTCGGGAGTTGGCGCTGATCTCTGGGATCGACTCGACGACCTCTTCCACCTCCTCGATGCGCTCCGTCCCGATCACGTGGTGATTCCTGTGGACTGGGCGCGGCTCGCCCCGACACTCGACGCGCTCGATGCAGCAACGGTTGCTCACTACCGAGCGCTCTTGACGGAACTGCGACATCGCTCCATTGCCGTCGAGCTTCGCCTCAGCGATGGCTGTGTCCCAGCAGCACTCGGTCAGGAGTTCTGGCTGCTCCCCGGGGCGCCAGAGCAGTTCGCGGCGTTCGTTGCCAAGGTGGCCACTGCGCTCGGGGACCTCGTCGAGCGCTGGGAGACCATCCACGACCCTGTTCGATGGGTTGTGGAGGGCTACCTCTGTGGAAGCCACCCGCCTTTTCGGCGTCTGGCGATCGACGATGCCTGCAGTGCCCTCGACAACCTCCTCGCCGCGCATGTTCTCGGCGCCAGCGCGCTCCTCGCGACTGGTGTCCCGGCAACGGCGATTTCGCTGGGGCTCTCGCCGATGGTCGACGACCTCGACCGAGCGATTGCGCTGGCGATAACGACGGCTGCAGACGGCGCCGATGCCGGGGTGATTGGCCAACGGATTGCCGCAGCAGGCCGCACGGGCAGTCGATCGCTCCTGAGTGTGCTCGTGGGTGCGCTCAACCCCATTGGACTCCGCACCCGCCGCCGCTGGCCCTCGCGACCGGTTCCTCGACGGTTCCTCGAGGTGCTCCAGTTGGTTGGTCGTGCGCACCACGGCGTGTCGATCTCCGTCGTCGTTGATCCCGTGCCGTTCCAGTTCTGGGCATTCGGCAGAACGTGGGCCATTCCGCGTCGCGCGCGCCACGGGAGCCTTCCCAACCTGTTCGATCCGGAAGCCGGTCGTGGATCGCTCATCGAGGGTGTTGCCGTGGTGATGACGCACAACACCCCTCGACCAGGCCAGTCGACGAGTGGATTGATCGAGCTCCTCGCAGCCCGCCACCAACTCGCTGCGCGCAGTGGTCCACTCCGTTACACCTACGACGGGATCCTCGACGGCTACCGCCACGGGACCTTCGCCTATCGAACGGGGCTGTTCAACGTCGACCGGTCTCGGGGGCGGCGCGGCGTGACCTGGAGCACAACCGATGCCGGTGGACGAGATGCGGCAGCGGCATTCGCAACGTTGGCTGCGCATCTCCGCGCAACCCGCTAGTTCTCCTGCTGCTCGGCGAGGGGATGAGCGGCTTCGTAGGCCGCCTCCACGCGTCGCTCGGCGAACTTCTTTCGGATGTGGAGCCCGAGGAGAACGGCGACGACGAGGGCCAAGATGCACCACGCCGCGGTTCCGGCGTACTTGTCGACGACGGCGTGGAAGGCGTAGCCGAGGTAGCAGAACAACACGCCCCACAGCAGACCTCCTGCAGCGTTGGCGGTGAAGAACGTTCGGTAGTGCATCTTGGAAATCCCCGACAAACTCGGCACCACTGCCCGAAGGAACGCTGAGAAGCGGCCGAAGAAGACGGCCCACGCACCTCGACGCCGGAGCAGCGCGAGTGCGTTGTCGATCGCGGCGCGGTAGTGCTGCAGCAACTTGATCTGCAAGATGCGATCTCCGAAACGGAGCCCGAGAAAGTACCCCGTCGAATCCCCGGCAATCGCGCAGACCACCACGATCACCATGAGCACGCCGAGGTTGACCGAGCCGTGCGGATGTGCGCCGTTGTGGTTGGCGAGGAACCCACCGGTCGTGACCGCGATTTCAGCGGGCAGGACGAATCCAACGAGCAGGGCTGCCTCAGCGAAGACCAACGCGCCCACAATGAGGTACACGAACGGTGCAGAAACGGCCTGGAGGTGGTTGATGATCGTTTGCATCACTCGTGCAGTCTGTCTGATTTCGCCGGTGATGCTCGTCATCTCATTCACGTCGCGCGCTGACCGGGTTGCGCGAAGATGGAGAGATGGCCCAACGCACTCGTTCCGTTCGCCCGCAGACCGCGCCCCAGCCGCTGGTCGTCGGCCCACCACCTCGCGGTTGGGCGTTGGCGGGGTGGGCGCTGCTCCCGCTCCGACTGTTCCTCGGCGTCACCTTCACCTTCGCTGCGTTGCAGAAGATGGCGAACCCAGCGTTCTTCGACAAGAACTCTGCGGGTGGCATCTACGCGCAGATGCTCCACGCCGATGGCCACTCGCCACTGACGTTCCTCCTCGGGCACCTCCTCCAGTTCTCCACGCCACTTGGATGGTTGATGGCGTTCGGGGAACTCGCTGTTGGACTCGGGCTCCTCATCGGATTGTGGGGGCGCATCGCCGCCCTCGGCGGTGCGGTGATCGCGTTCAGTCTCTTCCTCGTGATTTCGTTCCACACGAACCCCTACTACCTCGGTTCGGACCTCATCTACTGCATGGCCTTCGTTCCCTTCATCATCGGTGGCACCCCTGTCCTCTCGGTCGACGCCTGGGTGACGGCGCGAGCTGCCGCCAAGGAGAAGGCCGAGGACCCCACGGTGGTGGCGGTCACCTTCGGGACGGTGCGGTCAGTCTGTGGCAACGCGACGGCCCGGAACATGTGCAAGGCGACCTCAGCCACGTGCACGCCGAAGGGCTGCCCGTTCCTCGTCGCCGATCACGCCTCGATCATCGCGAGGCGTACGCCCAACGCTGAAGACCGCCGCAAGGTCGTCCTCGGTGGCTCTGCCGCTGCCGCTGCCGCTGCGGCTGCAGTGGTCACGGGTGTGGCGACGGCCACGATTGGGAAGTCGAACGCCGCCCCGACGTCCACGACGACGCCGGTCACGCTTCCGAGCGGCAACACCGGCACGACGACCCCGAACGGTGCGGCGATTGGGGCGGCGGCGAGCGTGCCCGTTGGTGGCTCCGCCACGTTCACTGTCCCCGATGGCAGTGGCGCCCCCGGAATTGTGCTGCAGCCAACGGCGGGGAAGTTCGTGGCCTTCAACGCTGCCTGCACCCACCAAGGATGCCCCGTCTCCTACGCCCAGGGTCAAGACCTCCTCGTGTGTCCGTGCCACGGTAGCCAGTTCAACCCTGCCAACGGCAGCGTCGAAGTGGGTCCTGCGGTCGCTGGATTGACGGAGTACACGGTGACGGTGGAGAACGGTCAGATCTACGTCAAGGTCTGACGCGTCGGCGCCTTCAAGTGCGAGACTGAAGCCATGCGCGTGCTGCTCGTTGAAGACGAAGTCAATTTGGCGAACTCCGTCGTCGCTCTCCTCGTGGAGAACGGCTTGGAGGTCATCCACAAGGACCATGGAACTGCCGGCTACGACGTAGCACTGCACGAGAAGTTCGACGCCATCATCCTCGACATCATGCTGCCGGGCATGAATGGGTACGCCATCTGCGCGAAGCTCCGCGCCGGCGGCGTGACGACGCCAATTCTGATGCTCACGGCCAAAGACGGTGAGTACGACGAGGCAGAGGCCCTCGACACCGGTGCCGATGATTTCTTGCGCAAGCCCTTCTCCGCGGTCGTACTCGTCGCCAGAGTTCAGGCGCTCCTGCGTCGTCGCCAGGGCGTTCGAGCCGGGCTGCTCACCGTTGGGGATCTGACGCTCGATCCGGTGGAGCACCGCTGTCGTCGTGGCGATGTTGCGGTGGACCTCACGCCACGCGAGTTCGCGCTCTTGGAGTTCCTCCTCGCCGCCAATGGTGCAGCGGTCACCAAACAAGAGGTCGTCGACCACGTCTGGGGTCAGGACTTCGATGGAGATCTCAACATCGTGGAGGTCTACGTGGGCTACCTCCGCAAGAAAGTCGACCGCCCCTTCGGTCGCAACACCGTCGAGACGGTGCGGGGAATTGGCTACCGCGTGAACACCGAGGCCTGACCCCATGGCGGGAACGCTCGGTCTGCACCGGCGTGGTTCGGTGCGGTTCAACGTCACTGTTGCTGCAACCACGATCGCCGCAGCGTCGATTCTGCTCGTCGGGGCAGGACTCGTCGTCGTGGTGCACCGGACGCTCGACAGCCAGATCGTGGCCACCCTCAATCGAGAATTGGCGGCGACGAAAGCAGGGCTCGCCGAAGGCCTCTTGCCGGGAGCATCCGCTGCAGCCCCAGGTTCGGCGATCCAAGTCGTCACGGTGATCGGCAGTTCGGTGGTGGCGAGTTCTGGATCGATTCAGGGGCTCCCGCCGATTTCTCAAGTTCTTCCCGGGTCGCAGGCAACGGTCGTCCCCATCAGTCGAGCCTTCGCTGCCCGGAGCACCCTCAACACCGCTCGGGGTCTCTCGGTCGTGGCGGTGCACTACGGCGCCGTCGTCGTCTACGCCGCTGCATCGACTCGGGACGTGACCAACACCACACGTCTGCTCATCTTGCAGTTGTTCATCTTGGTGCTGCCGTCGGTCATCGTCTTGACGTCACTCATCTCGTGGTGGGTGATTGGGCGGGCGCTCCGTCCGGTTGAGGCCATTCGACGTGAGGTGGACGACATCTCGACAACCGCACTGACTCACCGCGTGTCGATTCCGCCTGGCGATGATGAGATCGCTCGACTGGCCGCCACGATGAACTCCATGCTGTCCCGCCTCGAAGGCGCGTCCCTCCAGCAACGACGGTTCGTCGCTGACGCCAGTCACGAACTCCGCAGTCCGCTGGCGTCGATCATGATGCAGGTCGAGTTGGCGCAGCTCCATCCTGAATCGGTGAACGTCGAGCAGATGACCGGCATCGTTGCCGATGAAGCTGGTCGGCTCGACCGACTCGTCGACGACCTCCTCCTCCTCGCAAAGGCTGACGAGCAGGCCATTGTGGTGAGCGAGAGCGACGTTGACCTCGACGACCTGCTCCTCGCTGAAGCGAGCCGCCTCCGATCGGTTGGCCGCGTGAGCGTCGAGACCACCGGCATCGGTCCCGTTCGGGTCCGCGGTGACCGAGAGCTGCTCCGACGAGCGATCCGCAACTTGGTGGACAACGCAGAACGCTACGCGACGTCCTCCGTTCGACTCGGGTGCACCGCGAGTCCCGCAGGGGCGATCGTCACCGTTGGCGACGACGGCAAGGGCATCGCTCCCGAGCTGCACGACACCTTGTTCCAGCGCTTCGCTCGAGGCGATGCCTCGCGAGTACGGGGAACGGGCGGAACGGGTTTGGGTCTCTCCATCGTCGCTGAGATCATCGCGGCCCACCACGGGACGGTGACCGTCACCAACGATCCCGGGGCGGTCTTTCAGATGGTGCTCCCCTGTGAGCCAGACGACGAGGCTCCCGCAGGGGACGGGTCCTAAGCCGAGAGCGCTGGTTGGCGGCGAGCACGACGGAGGCGCGTCGCTCGCTCAGTGAGGGCTACCGTGAACGCCTTGCCTGCCTCGGTGTGCTCGAGGAGGTCAGCTTGGCCGCCAGGTCGAGCCAACATCCACGAGTGGCCGCCGGGAACCCACTGGATCTCTGTGCCAGAGAGCTCTGCGAACTCGGCGGCAACGTGGGCATCGGTCAGGTGGTCGAAGCATCCCCACTCCGCCAGCACCGGCACGCCTGAGGTCTTGAGCTTGGCCACGTGGTCTCGCTGGTCGACCTCGAGCAACATCGATCCCAAGGGCACGGCGTGGGCGATCGTCTTCAAGTTGCGGCGAACATCGGGCATCACCGACCGGAGCGTGGCCACCAGACGACCGACGAAGAGGTCGGGGAGATCGGCCACTACAGCAACGGCCATGTCAGCCAGCGGGGCGAGGTCGGGGGCGACCTTCCCGAGCAGCCTTGGGATGACGCCTTCGCGGTCTTGCCAGGAGGGAGTGGCGATGCCGTCACGGTAGATGATGGCGATGGTGGTCTTCGGGTAGCGGGCCGCGTACTCAACGGCAACCGCTGCGCCCATCGAGTGCCCGAGCAAGACGATGGGCCCAATACCGAGGTGCTGACGAAGCGCTTCGACCTGCTCGGCGAGTGCAGCGATGGACAGCTCCGCCCATGCCAGGGGGTCTGATCCACCGAAACCTGCGAAGGAGGGGTTGACGACGCGCCAGCCCAAACGCTGCGCCAGTGCCGCGCTCTCCCTGGCGTACATCTCGCCTCCAGCGAGGTAGCCGTGGAGGTTGAAGGCCCAGAGAGGGGGAGTCGCATCGTCCTCGGCTGCAGCGCTCGAGGACACGGAGTACACCGTCCGATGGTCGTTGTGGAGGAAGGAGAACTCGTCCATCTGCACGCCGGTCCGGTGTCGCCAGTGGTCGATGGGGAGGAGGGGTCCATGACTTGGAATTCGTTCGTCGTGGTTGTCCATGCTCGTCACCCCCTCGGTGCTGTGTTCAACCTACAAGTGCCATGCGTCGAGGTGGTGCCACGGTGCGGTCGTTCCTGAGGGTCAGCGCGGAGCACGCTGAGAGGATCTTCAGGGGAGGAGGAGCCCGACGGCGACGGCGAGCTCGCTGGCGACGCGCTCGAGCGACGACCATCCAGCAACCCAGCCCGTGAGTGCGGAGTACCAGACGTGGCCGATCATGCGGGCTCGGTCACCGACGTCTGCCGGTGGATCGTCGCCAATGGCCCGCAGGACAATGGCGTCGAGGAGGGAGATCACCTGTTGCTGACAGGCGACAACCTGGGGATCTGGTGAAGCGATCGACGCGAACAGTGCCGCACCGAGCACCGGAGCGGTGCCGAGTGCCCGCAGCGCTCGGTTGAGCACGTCGAGGACCCGCTCGCCAGCCGTGGCCTTGGAGGAAGGGTGTTCGGAGAATCGGATGTAGAGGAGCTCAACCCACGAGGCTAACGATGCTGCGAGCAGATGATCTTTCGAGCCGAAGTAGCGGTAGACGGTGCCGAGGGCCACATCGGCCTTGGTGGCGACATCGCGCATCTGCACGGCGTCGTAGCCGCCTTCTGCGGCGAGTTGCATCGCGGCGTCGATCACCCGATCTCGCCGCTCGCGCTGCGAGGTGGTCATGCTCGCCGTATCGACCGTCACCGCCACAGGGTACCGAACTCTGGGCCTCGGGGGTGGCCTCGACACACCCCGGTAGGGCGAGGTGGAAGAATGGGGGTATGTCAATCGCTCAATTCCTCGACGACGCGTGCACCCGCATCAACGACCTCGGATGGGTCTACTACTTCTCCCCTGAGACCACCGCCAAGGGTGAGGCGCTCGGCCTCGATACCTTCACCTTCTACGCCGTTGGCCGAGGTGGCGTCCTCAGATC